GCTTCCATGAAACAGGCTGTTATGATGCGCGCCGTTGGAGAGATGCCAGAGTGGCCGAATGGGACGGATTCGAAATCCGTTGTACCTTCACCGGTACCTAGGGTTCGAATCCCTATCTCTCCGCCATTATTGAATAAGACTAAGCCCGTGTAATCGTTAAAGATTACAGGGGCTTTTTCGTTTCTGTCATATTGTTTAGGGCATTTTTAGGGCAGAAACCTTTCCCTGTATACCGCTCTAGTCCGCTCTAAACCCCAACATTTTCGACACGATACCCGCCATGCTCTTGGTGTCCTTCGGTATCCATCTCCCGTAGTGCTTTCTCACCATTGTTGTATCCGCGTGTCCGAGTTGACGGGCTACCCATTCGACCGGGACATAGCTCGACAGCATCTGGCTGGCAAAAGTGTGGCGGCATTGGTTGGCACCTCGGTGACGAACCTCTGCTTTTTTCAGATGGGCGGTGAACCAGTTGCTCAGCGTTTTGCCGTTCCAGAGTAAACCGCTGGTCGAGCTGCGGAAAAGGAACCTGACCTTCATCTTCTTGGACGTGATGTTGTCGCGCTGGATAACGGTGATCTCCTCGGTTACCGCGTCATTGGCGGCGGCAACTATCTCCCGCATCAGTGCGAGGGCAGGGTCTATAAGCTCGATGACTCGGACCCTGGAGCGCTCTTTGGGTACTTTGAACTCGCCTACAACCAATGCGCGGCGGACGTGCACCAGGCCGGCATCAAGATCTACGTCTTCAACGGCAAGCCCGATGAGTTCGGAAAGGGACATCCCGGCCCAGCAGTTGAACTCAATCATCCGGGTATCGGGCCTGCGGTCGGGGTCTGTTTTGCCGATCAATTCGATCTCGGTCCGACTGAAGGGGTCGGCATGCTCAAGGTCCATGTCCGATCCGACGTTACTGATCCTGTCGAGTGGGTTGGCCTTCAGGATGCCGTCGCCGAAGGCGTCCGCCCACACCCCACGAACGATGGTGAAGATGTCGTTTACTGTCTTCGGGGCCAGACCCTGCTTGAGGAGTTGTGCTTGAAACAACTCAATGTCGCTTTTGCTGATGTCGACAATTCGACGCTTGCCGAACTTCTTTTCTACGTGAACCGCCTTGCTCACATAGTTGATGACGGTACTCGACGCTTTCAACGCGCGCTGCACCTCCAGCCAGCGCTCAATGCCTTCCTTTACAGTGCGCTTGAGCGAAGGGCCGCCGGTTCCAGTGAACATGGCGGCCCTTGGCGAGTTAGGAAAGTGGGCCGCATAGTCGAAGCGACCCTCTTTGATTTCCGCGAGAATGGTGCGCCGCTTGTTGTCGGCATAGGCGATCGCAGCCTTGTTTACTTTCGAGATCCCTTCTAGGGGTTCCCGGCACCGTTGGCCGTTGAAGATGAACCAGATACGTAGCTGCTTGCCGTTCATCTCAACGCCTGTCGGCATCTTGTCGATCATGGCTGCCCTTCCATCCAGCGCTCGATAGCTGCGCGGTTGTAGACGATTACGTTGGCCGGGTCATAACGCCAGTGTTTTCCTTCGAGCCACAGACCCCGTGTGCGGTATTTGCGCACCGCTTCGGTGGACAGGCCGAAGACCGGATATAGCAAGTCCTGCCTGAACCAGGCGCCTGGTGTGATGTGGAAGTCGAGTTTCTCTGCTGCGCTCATTGTGCTATCTCCCCAGCGCGCCGAGCGATGCTTTCGGCCTGACGCTGCTTGCTGCATTTTTGGTGGTTGCCATGGGCTCGTGACTTGTTGCACTTGTCACATATGGTGCATAGGTCGAGTGGGGCCATCTGTCCTTGGCGGATTCGGGCTGTTCGGCGAAGGGCTGTCATAGATAAAATCCTCAGTCGCCACAGAAACAGGCGATAGCAAGGTCGTGGTCTTCGAACATGTCGAATTGGGTGTCGGAGTAGTCGAGCATCTGCTGGTAGCTGGGCCTGTCGCTGCGGAATCTGGCACCGTCGCCGGTGAACTTGCCGCCGGAGACAACTGAGTTTTCCATGCGCGCCCACCAATCGCCCTTGCGGATCGGTTCATCGCGGTCGCTGGCGATGATCGAATAGACCTGCTTGGCACCTTTCAGGAAGCAAAGGTCGCAGTTGCCCTCCAGCGTCCTGCCATTGATCGTCGGCAGCATCAGGTCGAATGGTTGGTCGGCCCAGAAGTCGGTCACGTCCTGGACGCCGACACCAGCGTCAGCCAGCGGCATCACCATCGTGGCCCACTTGCTTTCGCTGGTGCTTTTACGGTGCCTGATCTTTACCACCCGGCGCGGCTCATCGGCGCGGATGCCGGTCATCATGTCTACCGGCGCCTCCTCCGTCGAAAGGCCCAGTCCTCGCAAATACTTGTGGATGATGCGGATCTTCAGGTCGATGGTGCAGAACCGGGTAACCGGGTTGGGCAAGTACTTGCGTTTGCGGATCAGGGCCTCGAACGGCTCGCCCTGGCGGCTTGCAGTGTCGTAATCCACCACCGCAAATCCCGCGTCATCGTCGCGAAACTCCAACCAGACAATCGGCACGGCCCAGCGCTCGGCGCATTCCCGAACAAAATCCAGGGTGGCCGGGTGCTCCTTCCCGGTATTGGCGAAGGTAACGACTAGATCGCTCGGGTCTTCGTTGTTGTCCAGCACCTGGCGCAGCATGTAGGCGCTTGTACGGCCGCCGGAAAAACTGACGACAGTAGGGCCTGATAACGAGTAATGCGTCCTTGGTTGGAGGGCTTCGCAGCTCATGCTGCCTCCTTAAATACATCTGTTTGACGCCATGGGTCATTTGCCCGTGCGAGCGCAGCCATAGGCGGTGGGCTGACACTGTTGCCGCACATGTGCACCTGCTGGGTCTTGGTGAACGGCTTGCCGTCGGCGCCGTGGCTGATGATGTAATCAGCGGGGAAGCCCTGGGCTTTGTACAGCTCGGACGGCTTCAGCATCCGCAGGCAGATGTCGACGATCACATAGGGCGTGCCCTTGACCATCACGGTAACCATGGCCAGGCGGTCCTTGGTGGTGATCGTCGGCGCCGGCGAGTCGCAAGCGCTGATGTTCTCGGTACCGTAGTAGCTGATCAGGAAAGCGGCTACGCGGAGGGCACCGGTTTGGTGTTCCGGCGAAAGGGTGAGCGACACCAGCGAACTCTTGCCCCCTCCACCGGCAGTAATGGTCGGCGCCGGTTCTTCCAGGCCCTGGCCAATGCTGCCGCCGAATGCCCGCTCCATGAATGCGCTGACCAACCCGTGGTGCTGGCCGCCCGCGCTGACGGTGTGCAGCGGGTCATTGACGTCCCGCGCATCGCAGTTGCCGCGCAGGTGCATCAGGTTCGCCGCCACCAGCTGTTGCTGGCTGCCGGTGTTGGTCACCGTGGTCATCGGGTCTTCGATGCTCTTGGCGTCGGTAGTGTTGAAACCGCCATTCATTTGAGCCATGAACACCGTGGATATGCCCATGGCGTGAGCGGCACCAGCAGGGCGCTGATAGTTGCCGCCGCTGGTGATGGTCGGCAGTGGTTCGTCCACCGCCTTGCCCGCGTCGTTGAAGCGGAACTTCACCAGGTGCGCCGCCGCGATCGCGCGGTGGCTGCGCGTCATGAGCGTGCCGACTGGCTTATCCACTGCTACCGGCTCCCCGGCATAGACCGGGCCGCCGGCACCGACCATTACAGGGCTGATCAGCGTCAGCTCGCCGCGGTTTGCGCAGGTCACTGTCGGCAGCGGTTCAAGTGGGTCATTGATTCGGTCGCTGCCCTGGTGGGTAGCTGGGGCAATGATCGGGCTGACCACCGAGAAGGCGCCGCCCTTCGGGTAGGAGGTGACGGTGCGCAGGGGCTCGTCGGCAGACTGCACTGCCTCGCCGGACCAATTGGCAATCGGCACAATGAACGGCGACGCGCTGTCGATGACGAACTTCTTCATGCCCTTGGCAACGCGGCGCAGGGTAGCCGGGGCCAGGTCTTTCTTGCGGCCGAATATGCTTTTGCCCAGGTCAGTGAAGTCGATGCAGTCGGCGGCGGTCTTCCACTTCTGCTGGCCCTTGGTGGGGTTCTTGGCGTGGGTTGGTTCCGGCCACACAATCGGCTGGCCGTCGCACCGGGCGATCATGAACAGGCGTTCCCGGCTGGTCGGCGCGCCGAAGTCGCACGCCTTGATCACCTTCCACTCGACGACGTAGCCCATGGCTTCCAGCAGGGCTACGAAGCGGCGCCAGGTGCGGCCGCGCTGTTTCGGGTCAGGGATGAGGAACTGCTGGCCAACCGGCACAACCTCACCAGGTGCGGCAACTTCGCCGCCGAGCTTCACCACCCGGCCGGTGGCCTTGTCTCGCTTGGCGATCAGTCGACCCCACTGAAGGATCTGCTTCACGTTTTCCAAGCTGATCACCCGGGGCCGCTTCATACCTGCCCACTTGAGCCCGATCCATGAAAGGTTTCGGATCTCGCGCTTGCGCGGTTGACCGCCGGCGGCCTGGCTGTGGTGGGTGCAGTCCGGCGACATGTGGAACCAGCCGACCGCGCGGCCGCCGCACTCGGTGTCCGGGTCACCCTCGAACACGTCGGTGGTGAAGTGCTGGGCGCCTGGGTGGTTCATGGTGTGCATGCTGATCGCTTGCGGGCTGTGGTTCTTCGCGACGTTTACAGCGCGGCCCAGGCCCATTTCCAAGCCGGTACCAGCACCACCACCACCGCAAAAGAAGTCGACAACAATCTCATCGTCTTGAGTGCTAAAGCCGAGGTGGTACTGGGTTTTGAAGTCAAACGGAGCTTTGGCAAAGGAGGTCATACGATGGCCCTCTGTGCCGCGACACATCCGGCGGGGCATGCGCCGCAGTTGCAGCAATTAGCTGGAGTTGGGATTGGGCTGGCGGATAGGGCGGCTGCTCGACGATTCCACTCTTCAACCGCCTTGTCATACCCTGGCTGGTCTTCGTGGTCGTCCTGTCGAACTCCGACTGGCCCACGGGCAAGGCACGCAGAATGCTCGCTTATGCGGCCTTGGCAGACGACGACGGAAGCGTCGCTATCCAACTGCTCGACGAAAGCGTTCTGCTGGCCGCAGAACGGGCATGCATGGAAGGTAGTCATGCTGCGTCCTCCCCTACCTGCTGTGCTGGATAGCCTGCAACCCACAGTTTTGCGGCAAACAAGGCGAGGTCGGCGCGTTGCTGTGTCACCTTGGTGGTCATTGCTTTGGTGCCAGGGAACGCTTTCCAGGTGTTCAAGGCGATCGCGAGACTTGTTGAGATTTGGGTCAGCAGCTCGTGATCAGCGGCAGAGCAGGGGGATGGTGATAAAGCCACCGAATCGGCTTGGCGAAGCGCGATCTGGTGGTGAAGGTCCTGTCTCAAGCCCTGAATCTGTTCCTCATGAATGGCATTCTTGCTATTGAGCCCGCGCAGATAAGCCTTTTTGACTGCTTTTTGCAGGTAAACGGCGGTTGCGATCCAGCCGGCCAGAAGGCCGAACACGATGATGTAAGTTTCAATTTGCATGTGCTGTATGCCTCGTTAGAGCCCGCCGCCGGACAGTTTTGGTGAGAGGACGGCGGCGGGGTGTTGCAGGTGGTTAACCCAGGTTGAATGTGCCGATCGTCAGGGTCGCGGAGCCGCCGACTTCTTTTTGAACGACTTCTTTAAACTCTTGCGCCAGGTCTTCGCGCAGTTGTGCTTCGCCAATCCAACGCAGTCGAAGTGCGGGTTTATCGCCGCCAGTCAGTACAGCTACACGCAAGCGGATGGTGCGTGCGATCAGCCCTTCGTAGGGGGCTGCGGTGAACAGGAATTCAGCCGGCAGCCCTTCCGACGACTTGGCCTCGATCTGGTCCATCGCCGAACGGGAAGCGCTCATATCACCCACTACGTGTTCGCTCTTGCGTGCTTGCTCGATGCTGATGGAACGAATCGCCCCGGCAGCCCTGCGCAGGTCAATCTCTTTGTCGTCACCGTCCAGGGCTTTCAGGTTCGGTGCCCAGTCCTCGATCCAGTCGCTGAGATCCTTCTGGGCATGCTGTCGCTGCGCGGCATATTCAAGTGCGATGAACGCGGCAGTCTTTTTCAGGCCGAGTGTTGCTGTGTAGTCACCATGGCCCGGCTCAGCAGCGGTCCCGAGGTTGAAGTACACGGTACAAGCCATCGAGTCACCGTCTACAAACCCCGCGACAGCTGGGCCTTTTGCGGCGATCACATAGTCGGCAAAGTCTTTCAACGAGTGGGTGGTCAGCGAGCCACGGAAGCGGCTACGCAGCTCTTGAAACTTTTCAATGCTATGGATCTTGACGTCGCCCGCCAGCGCCAGAACTGGCGTGAAGGTACCCAGCGGTTTGGCGTGGGCGAGCAGGGCGGTGTCTTGGATCAGTTGAATTGCACGAGCTTCCATTGGATCTATTCCTGTTTTGGTGAGAGGTATGGAACGGTGAGGCGTTAGGACTTGGCGTGAATTGGGGCCTCGTCTCGGCTAAACATTTGGTCTGCGTGAGGCGTTTCAGGAAACAACGTGAGGCAGCCACCCGAACCGACATGCATCGGCGTGTCGAGGGTAGTGTCTTCGCTGCGGCTGCCGCGCTTGGTCGGCACCTTGTAGGCGAGCTTGTGGTTGACGGTGACCTGGTGGCTGTCGGCGATTTGCTTCAGGGTGAAGGTGAGCGTGACGGTGCCAACCTTCTTGTTGTCGACGACACCGGCCGCGACTTCCGAGAGGGCGTGCCCGATTTGATTGGCGAAGACGCCGGCGTTGAGTTCGCCAATAAATTCGGCGGTGTTGGTCGCTTTCATGTGCTGTGTCTCACTGGTTGAGTTGCTGTCGCTGCCCCTGATCGGCAGGGGCTACCGTTTGAATCAGGCCGCTTGCTTCGTCGCCTGGGCGTCGAGGTAGTCGGCCAGGTCATGCAGGTAAACGACTGGCTTGGCGCGGGCCGAGCAGTGCAGGCGCTTGACCACCAGCTGGATCTTCCCTGCCTTGATTTCGCTCAGCAGGTAGCGGTCGGTGCGGATGTGTGTGAAGTACTGCTCACGCACGGCGGTCAAGGTCGGGCAAGGTGTGGCGAACTGGCGGCGGAGTTGTTCCAGGGTGGTGGTCACGCGAATTCCTCCCCACGCCCCTCCTTTCGGGGCACCAGCTTGAGGCGGATGAGTTCGGCGAGACCTTCTTTGCTCTTGCCCTTGGCCGCTGCCAGGACGTTGCCCTGGGCGTCCGCGACTACGGCGCCGTATGGATATTCGGGACACTTGACCGGTGTCACGTAGGCGACCTGGCCGTCAGCGATCACTGCGTCAACGCAGCGGAACACTTCGGCCAGCTCGACCGACACGCAAGGCAGCGCTTCCAGCAGCTCGACGGCTTCCGATGAAGCGCCAATCAGAGTGGCGCGGCTGATAACTGTTGGGTGATTAAGGAACATAGGCACCAGCTTTAGGGCGCCTACAGCGGAGTTGATGGCGTTCGGCTTCATGCTGCGGCGTCCTTTTTGGTGATGGCGATGTCTAGCTTTTTTGCGATCCACTCAACGCCCGACTCTTTCACCATCACCACTGCGTAGTGGGTGTAGTTGCCAAGCGTTGGATTCCAGCGGCTGCGCGGGTCTGAAAAGAGGTGGCCACGGTCGCGATGCGCGCTGGCCAAGTCGCCGGAAGAGTTGAGTACGCCGAGTTCCCGCAACCTGGTGCGGAAGGCGCGGGGCTTGAGTCCGAGCAAAGCTGCTGTTTGATCCAGGGTGCGGTGCATGACGGCGGGCCTCAGGCTGCGAGTATTTTTTGAGCGCTGCTCAGCAATGCTTCCGACTGGGCAAGCAGTAGCTGTATTTGCTGTTTGCGATCAAATGGCTCTGACGGCGGAGCGGGCTCTGCGGACTCAATGCGGCCGTTCGCAATGTCCTGGATAAATTCCCGCAGGTGTAAGTGATTAGCGGGGTCGGATCGTTTGAGGGTCAGTTCGCCGGTATGCCAGCCAAGGTCGACGCTAATAACTGCGTTGACGTCTGTAAGCTCAACTTCAAACTTTGCGAGAATCGTCTGCTCTGGACGCAGAAGTGGGCACACCGCTGCTCCACCAGCCTGGAGCATTTGATGTAACAGGTCTTGTTTTGCGATTGGGATGAGATAGCTATTCATGCTGCATCGCCTCCCCATGGACCTGAGTCATCAGCGACAACAGGTGCAGGAGCGTGTGCAATGGTGGCGCGGCCCAGGTTGACGATTACCAACCGACCGGTGCTGCGTTGGATACGCTTCACCGCCTCTGGGCTGGTCGCCGCAGACGGATGAAGGTAGACAGGGCAGCGGGTGGTGCTGTGCTGTGTGGTTTGCATGACTCGTACTCTTTGGTGAGAGGTTGATACGAGTGCAAAATTAGTATTACTGATTTAATAAGTCAACAGTAACACTTATAAAATGGCGTAAATAAAATTAGTAGGCGAAAAAAAGGCCCCTAAGGGCCTTTTCGATTTGCGGGAGCGTTAGAGCATTACCGAGTACCAGAACACTTTGCCAATCACGCGAATATGCTGCTCCACGTAGTCGCCATCGTAACGCTCGTCAGGATGCTCATCAGTGTTATAGCTGCGAAGGCGTAGACCGGAGCCTGGCAGGCGGTAGAGCAGCTTCACGCGCAGTTGGCCGTCATGGTCGATTGCATACATCTTGCCGTCCTGGATGGTCGTATTCGCAGTATCGACCCCGACGGTGCTGCCATCCGGTAGCACGGGCTCCATGCTGTTCCCAGTTACCGGCACGCAGCCGGCAGCGGCCGGATCGATGCTCTTTCGTTTCAGGGTTCGTTTGCCGAATCGCAGCTTGCGCCCGTTTGTTTCAAGCATCACCTCAGATCCCTTGCCGGCAGACAATTCCACTTCTTTAAAAAATGGCAGCTCGACCTCGTCTGGGCCGAGGGGCGTGTCGTCATCCCATACTTCAATCGGGTGCATTTCCCAGTCAGTGCTTGCTGTTGTTTTTTGCTGTTCTTGCGAATTCCGAAGGCGGGGCATCTCCGCTATGGCAGCTAATCGCGGGCTTACTTCGTCGAGCGAAAAGCCCAAAACGTTCGCGAATTTTATTAGGGCGCTGATGTTGAGGGGGATGCGCCCATTCAAGTACTGGCTGACGACACTTTGTCCAGACCATTCGCAGAGATCGGCGATTTTGTCTTGGGTGAGGGTCGGGTCGTTCCGCTTGCGATCCTGAAAAATAGCTTTAAGGCGCATAGCCTCGGCTTTTCGGGTCTCGTCATCGGCAGCTGAGGGTATTGAGATATTCATGTCACCCAATTTATAAGGAAGACTTATATTCTCAAAACAGTGTTGCGACTTTTTCTCTTGCTGTTTAAAAGAAGTAACACTAATATCCATGCCGAAACGCCCATTCGAGGAAACGTGGATGGCTAATGAAATAGGTATCCCCTTGGAAGATTTCGCTGAGGGGAAGACTCAACCAGAGCTGGCTTTACTCATCGGGGTTTCGCAAAGCGCGGTGTCTCAAATGCTGAACTCGGCACGAGATATCCGAGTGCGAGTTGATGAGAAAGGGGCGTGTTTTGCGGTGGAGATTCGACCAATCGGATCGCGCCGCAAGCCCAGAGCTGCATAAAAAAGGGTGCCGGACTGGGGCCTCTCACCAAAGATCCCCCAGCCCGGCTACGACGACACACAGCACATGCACATCGGTCGTGGTCGTAGGATAGGGCGTGCCCCTTCCTATGGCTAGACCGTAAAAGGGGTATTTACGGTTATGAGTCGAACAGATAAATCGCCGGCCGTTGGGCCGGTTCTTTCGCTCCGCAAAGCGATCTATCGCGCAGCACATGATTACCGGGGCGGCGTGACCGCCTTGGCGCTCGATATGGTGCTCGATTACGACAGCCTGCAGAAGAAGGTCAAGCACGACGAAGAGCGGCGCTGGCTGGACCCTGATGAGCTGGAAGAGGTGATCAGGTTGACCGGCGATCCTTGCCTACTGGATGCCTTGGTCAGGCCAGCGGGTGCCGTTTGGTACAAGCCAATTCCGGTACCGGCAACTGCAGATGCCTTGAAGGCCGTCGGCAAGATGCTCGAGGAGTCGGGCCAGTTCGTGGCCTGCATGCACGACGGTGCTGCCGACAATATCTGGGAACCCCACGAAGTACTCCTACTGGAACAGCGCGGCATGGATGTTATTCGTGAGGTGCTAGGCATCATGGCGGGTGCCCGCAAGGCGATGGAGGGCTCTGACAATGTCTGATGATGTTGATATCGCCAATGAGGCCGCAGAACAGTTTCGCCTGCGGGCACTCGCAAATCGCCCACGCCCGACATGCTCCGTCAGCGCGCAATTCTGCGAGGATTGCGACGAACCTATCCCGTTACTTCGTCAACAGGCCGTGCTGGGTTGTGCTACCTGCGCCAGTTGCCAGGGGTTGCGGGAGCGGCGGCGATGAGTGAGCAATCCACCAGCACCGCGATATCGTCCTGGGCTCGCCGCTACATCGAAACCTTCAATCTCGCCCTGGTCCCGATTGACCCGGGCGAAAAGGCGCCGAAGGGCATGGGTTGGAATAAACCGGGTGGTTACATTACCGACCCGGCCGCAGCCGAAGCGTTCTGGCAACAAAACCCCAATCACAATCTGGGCGTAGTGCTCGGGCCAAGTCGTGTCTGCTCGTTGGACGTTGATGATGTGCAGTGGACGCGTTTTGTTTTGTTCGACCAGATGGGCCTTGATCTAGATGCCATAGCGGTGGTCTATCCGACCATCGTTGGCAACCCGCTGCGATTCCGTGTGCTGTTCAAGATGCCCGACGACATTGAGCTGACACGCCACTCTCTTTCCTGGCCCAACGAAAAAGACCCCGATGGGTCTATTCACAAGGCGTTGATGGCTAGGGCCAAGGCGGCGAAAGAGCGGGGTGATGCAGCTGATGAGGCCGCAGCGAAAACCGAGGCCGAGGAATACAAGCGATTCACGGTGTTTGAGCTGCGCGCGGGCCTGGTGCAGGACGTATTCCCGCCATCGGTCCATCCGGGTACTGGCAAGCCTTATACCTGGCGTACTCCGCCGAATGCAGCTGATGGGCTGCCGGTCCTCACCACCGAGCTGCTGAACATTTGGCAGAATTGGGACGTCTTTAAGCGCAACGCCGAGGCCGCGTGCCCATGGGCGCCAAAGTCCAAGAAGCCTGCCGCGAAGCCCGTCAAGCGTGCGGCATCGGGTGGAGACAAGCCGTCGGTGATCGACGAGTTCAACCGATGCCACGATGTTGAGGAGCTGTTGCGCGCGCACGGCTACATCAAGCGGGGTAACAAGTGGTTGTATCCCCAGAGCAGCACCGGCCTACCAGGCGTGACGGTCACAGACGACAAGGTCTACTCCCACCATGGCGCCGATCCGTTGGCCAACGGTCATCAGAATGATGCGTTTGAAGTGTTTTGCCTGCTGGACCACGATGGCGATCAGTCGCGGGCGGTGAAGGAAGCTGCCCGGATGTTGGGCATGCAGCACGTCTCGCGCCCAGCCTCACAAGATCTTCCCCCGACCCCATCGGCGGATGCCAGCGAGCAGGACTCCAGCGCGCCAGCCAGTGAGGCCGCTCCTGCTGCTGATGGGGGGGCGGGGGAGGCGTTGACCTATGAGCAGGTGCTGCGCAGGTACGTGCTAGTCGAGGGCACCACGCAAGTGTGGGATCTCGACAAAACACGGACGATGAAGAAAACCGCGTTTGAGGCCCGTGTCGGGAAGCCCCTGGCGAAACAGTGGATGGATGACACCCAAAAAAAGCTGATCTCGGACGACAAGGTCAAAGAGATCGAGCAGGCCCGCAAGATGGCGGGCAAGAAGGGTGGGGCGCTGAACCTTGAGCCGATTGAGCGCTATGTCTACATCGACGGTACCAAGGATGTTTGGGATCGAGAGAAGAAGCGCCGTGTGCCAGAGGGCGCCGTCAAGATGGCTCTCGGCGATATGTATGGCATGTGGTTGAACAGTCCGGATCGCCGCGTGGTTGATGTGGAGAACATCGTATTCGACCCGACGATGACCAAAGACCCGAACGTCTATATCAACACCTTCGACGGACTGCCCACGGAACCGAACCGCGATGACGCGGCGTGCGAGAACCTGCGCTGGTTGATCTCTTTCCTATGCAACCACGACAAGTCGTCGAGCGATTGGTTGGTACGGTGGTTGGCGTACCCGTTGCAGCACCTTGGCGCGAAAATGGACACCGCGGTGTTAGCTCATTCGACCATGGAAGGCTCGGGCAAAAGCCTGCTGTTCGCCGACGCGTTTGGGTTGCTGTATGGCCAATACGCCGCCACGGTCGGGCAGACACAGCTGGAAAGCAACTTCAACGCGTGGCAAAGCCGCAAGTTGTGGGCCGTGTTCGAAGAGGTAGTGAGCCGTGACCAGCGTTACAACCAGGTGGGCAAGATCAAGCACCTGGTGACTGGCAAGACGGTGCGTATGGAGTCGAAGTTCATCAACGGTTGGGAAGAAGCCAACCACATGAATGCCGCCTTCCTCAGTAACGAGATTATGCCCTGGCCCATCTCACCGAGTGATCGGCGAATGTTGGTTCTATGGCCAATGGAGACGCTGCCGGTAGAGCGTCAAAAAGCTGTGGGCCGGGAGCTGGAGAATGGTGGCGTCGCGGCGCTATACGCCTGGTTGTTGTCCATTGATCTTGGCGACTTCGATCAACGTACAAGGCCTCCCAGCACTGATGCGCGCGAGCGGCTGGTGGCCCTGAGTAGGGCGAGCTGGCAGACTTTCCTGTTCCTCTGGCAATACGGCGAACTCGGGCGCGATATGTGGGGCGCCTGTTTGTCTAGCGACCTGTACGCGATGTTCCTGGAGTGGTGCCACCGCAACAAAGAGCATGTGATGAGCCAGACCAAGTTTTCGCTTTTCATCAGCTCGGAGGTGGACAAGACCCGGGCCATCCCATGGACGGACGGCAGCAACCGCAAGTTTGCGGCCTTCTTCTTTCCTCGGGGTGAGGGCGCTTCCCAGCCCCCATCAGTCAGTTCGGCCGATCTGGGGAAGGCGGTGGTCGCCTGGCGGGCAGCGGCGCGCCTGGCGGGTTGGAACGTCGACAACTGGGACCACATCAAGGCGGCTGCAGCATGAGTCCGTCTAATAGTGTGTCGGGTGTGTTGGGTGTGTGTCGGGTTGGTTTTGGATACCTCACACGGTTTAGAGCCTTCTATTTCGACGCTTTGCGCCTGTTGTGTTGGGTGTGTTGGGTTTGTCGTCGCGCACGCGCATGGGCAACGTTATTTGAATCCATGGGGCCAAGATTTTTTCCTTATGCGAGAACCGTTAAACCCAACACACCCTACACACTCAACACATTTGATTTAAAGCTATTGAATTTAAAGGGTTTTAGTTGTGTTGGGTTTGTGTTGGATATGGCGTTTTTTGTGTCGGGTTTGGTTTTGGGTGGGGGATCAGGACGATGATCGAAGAAATGGAAACCTTGTTGAAGCATTGGGGTGAGCAATGCCGCTGTAACGGCGAAGGCGGTGGGATGGGTAGCCCCATGGCCACGATCATGGAATGGGGTGGCTGCGCGCCACGCGGCACCCCAGGCTCGCGCATCATCCTCGGCCCAGGTGCTGGTCCTGATGGTGTCACTCAGGAGGTCGCTGCCGCACTGTCTGAGATTGGGCGGCAAGATGAGCGCGGAGAGCGGTTGGCACGGCTGGCAGCTCGGCGTTATGGAGATGACCCGACGCCAAGTTGGCTTATGCAGATGAATCAGGCGGGCTTTGCGTCGACTGGCCGTCAAACGTATTACGACCTGGTACATGCGTTGCACCTGCGGTTGTTGCAAGTGTTGACGCGGCGCGCGGAAGTCCGTAATCACATTGCCACTCGTCGGACTGGACAGCTTCAAAGTGTCCTCAAAGTTGCGTCAAAGTCGCGTCGAGTCAGTTAACCGAAATTGCCCCCTTTTCGGTTCCGTACTCAAGGGGTAAAAAGTCCCCACGATATGGAATTTGCGCCTCGGCGCTGACCTAGCACGTGCTGTGCAGCTTCACCCGGCTTCCCTGAGCCGGTCACCTGACCCCGCTTCGGCGGGGTTTTTATTTTCCGCGTACGGCGCGACCGGTAAGGAAAGAACATGACGAATGAACAACAGGCCCTGGCCGAGATGCCGATCTGGTTAGTGATTGTCCTCGCCCTGGTGGGTGGTGTGTCCGGGGAGATGTGGCGCGCAGACAAGGAAGGGGCACGGGGCTGGGCGCTGGTCCGGCGGTTGGCTCTTCGGTCAGGCGCCTGCGTTGTGTGCGGGGTTTCAGCGATCATGCTGCTTTACGCGGCGGGCATGTCGATTTGGACATCAGGCGCGTTGGGATGCCTTACAGCGATGGCAGGTGCTGACGTTGCCATTGGGCTGTACGAGCGGTGGACAGCCAAGCGGCTGGGCCTGAGTGAGTCAGCAGCGGTAAACGGTGATGTAGGGCGTTAACCCTCAAGGAGCCAGGGCCATGATGCGGCTTGAGGTGCGTGACAACATCGATCAGATCGTCAGGGAGATGCGCGGCATCAGCCGGTCGAAGGTGCCAACGGCAGCAGCCAAGGCGCTGACCTTCACGGCGGAGCGCGTCCAGGCTGCCGAGAAAGCCGAACTGGCCCGGGTATTTGATCGCCCCACACGTTGGACGTTGAACTCTATCTTCAAGCGCAGCGCCACGGTCACCCGACTGTACGCACGGGTGTGGGTCAAGGACGAAGCCAGCTCAGGTGTTCCCGCATCCAAGTATTTGCCGGTGCACATGGACGGTGGTAACCGCCCGCACAAGCGCTTTGAGAAGGCGCTGATCCATTACGGCTTGATGCCAGCGGACATGTACGCAGTACCAGGTCGGCGCGCCCGAATGGATGGCAACGGGAACATCAGTCGCGGCCAGATCGTGCAGATCCTATCCGCCCTCGGTGCCGCAGAGCGGGTGTCGGGCTTCATGGCTAACCGCACGAAACGAAGCCAGCGGCGCAACCGAAATGCACCGGACTACTTCGTGGGTCGGCCTGGTAACGGCACCGGACCTCGCGGTATCTGGCAGCGGGTCGGCAATGGTGCCAGGCCCATCCTGATCTTCGTCAAGCGCCCGACGTATCGACGGCGCTTTGACTTCTACGGGGTCGCCAATCGCGTGGCCCAAGCCGAGTTCGAACCGCTGTTCCGGCGTGCCCTGGCTCGGGAGATGGAAAGGGGCTGACCTTCCGTCGATTTCGTGCTTTTTCTCTCAAAAAGTGGCGATATTTCAATGATTTGGCAGGTTTTAGGCTTGACAGGGGCATATGTGCCCCGAAATCAATGGGTCCTTCCGGGCGCCGGGGCCAACGGGGTAATTCGAACCCCGACTTTTTCACAGATTCAACCTGACATAGGGGGTTCCGCTTCCATGTCGGCAATAGGACAAGACCATGCAAACCCAACGTGAAGTCGCTGATCACCTGGACATGAGCGAGCGAAATGCCCGCGATGTGCTCAAGGCGTTGGACTTGGACTGGCAGACCGCAAGCCTGGATGAGATCCGGACGGCCTACATCCGCGACCTGCGCGGAAAAGCCGCTGGGCGTGGGGGCAGCCAGCTGGAGCAGCTCAACAGAGCGCGCATCGACGACCTGCAACAGAAGTCGGCAAATGGACGGTTGGCTTATCACGAAAAACTGAGATCACTGATCTCGGCAAGTGAGGCTGAGCGGGTGCTGTCCGACTGGGCCAGCTTCGCAAACCGGGAATACCTGGGCGGCCTTGAACGAATCATTCAGGAAATCGAGAACGTGCAGAAACTCACGGTAGATCGAACAGTGGTGGCCAAAGTTGCTGGACCTACAACCGAGCGAATTACAGGCTACGCGCGAAAACTTGGCGCGGAGCTTGTCGGCAGCAGCGGGGAAATTCAACCCGCCCCGTGATATCCCGACCGCGCATTACATGAGCACCGAGTTTTACCTGCCCGCCGAGAGCGGTGTGCTGCACGGGCTCTACGACTTCCAATACACGCCTTACTTTCTCGGCGTCGCCGCCGCCCTGGACGACCCTCGGGTGAGCGAAGTTGACTTGATGAAAGCGGCTCAGATCGGCTGGACGTGGTTCCTGATCGGCTACCTGTTCAAATTCATCCACAACCTGCCGCGTCCGATCATGATCCTGTTTGCCAAGGAAAAGGACGGCAAGAACTTCCATGACGAAAAGCTCAAGTTCGGCGTTAACGCGAATACCGAGGTGGCGAAGCTCATGCCGGTGGACGTCAGCCGCACATCGGGCAATCGCTGGGACCATAAGACCTTTCCAGGCGGGTTCCTCAAGCTGGTCGCGTCCAACTCCCCGGGCAACGTCAAATCCACGTCTTCTGTCGGCTTGTCGGTGGTAGAGGAACCGGACGATACCAGCGACGACGTGAAGGGGCAGGGCGATGCGATCGCCCTGCTGGAAGAGCGTGGCAAGCGCTATCCCGGCTCCAAGATGCTGGTAGGCGGGACGCCGGCGATCAAGGGCGCGAGCAAGACCGAGGCGCGCCTTGCACAGACCGATTGCCGGGTACTGCCGGTTATCTGTCATTCCTGCGGCCAGGCGCACGTGCTGGACTTCGCTCATATCAAGTGGCTCGACATTGAGGAAGAAGCAACCCCTCATGATATTTACGGCCGCGCGGATCCTGATACCGCCGGCTATGGCTGCCCGCACTGCGGCGAGATCTGGGACGACTACCAGCGTAAAGAGAACATCCGCAACACGGTGTTCAATGCGGTCGAAGCCGGAGACCCCTACTGCGGTTGGGTTCCGACCAAGCCCTTCGCCGGGCGCGCCGGGTTCATTGAGCTGAATGAACTTTATGCCTGTTTGCCCGGCACCAGCCTGGCCGACATCGTGCGCGAAAAACTTAACGCCGAGCACCGGGCGTCGATGGGCGACCTGTCGTTGCTGATCAAGTTCGTTAACCAGAAGCAAGGCCGTGCCTACGAGTACAAATCTGATCTGCCCGAAGCTGACAAGTTAGCCGAACGCGCAGAGGACTACCCGGAGATGTACGTGCCCATTGGCGGCATTGTGGTCACCGCCGGTGTCGACGTGCAGCACGATCGCCTGGCGGTGGTGATGCGGGCTTGGGGCCGGGGTGAGGAATCCTGGTTGCTTTACTGGGGCGAAATCTACGGCGAAGTGGTGCTGCCAGACCAGGGCGTCTGGTTGGATTTGGAAAAGCTGTTGTTTGCGGCGATTCCCCACGCCTGCGGCGCCAAGTTGAAAGTGTTGGCGACTTCGCTCGACACCTCCGACGGCACCATCACCCAGGACGCGGCTTATGCGTTCTGTCGTAAGCACCAACGTAGTGGCGTGATGGCGATCAAAGGTGCGAGCGAGCGAGGCAACACCCGCGACGACGAACGCCGGGAGATCTTCAGCGCGCCTCGGCAGGGCGTCGATACCGACAAAGAGCAGAAGGCCTCCAAATACGGCCTTCGCCCCTACATCGTCGGCACTTCGCGGGCCAAGGATCTGTGGATTGAGGGCCGGTTGCCGCTGACGGGGGATGGACCTGGTCGGATGCACTTTTACAAGACGGTGCGCCCGGACTACTTCCGGCAAATCACCGCCGAAGTGAAGGCACCCAGCCGTCGACACCACTACCGCAAGGTGTGGCAGAAGAAGGCCGGCGAGCCGAACGAAGGCACGGACTGTGAAACCTACGCGCTGCACGCAGCCCGCTCCCTGAAAACGCATCTGCTGCAGGAGCAGGACTGGGCGGCGCTCGATGCCCAGATCCGCCAGGGTGGTTTGTTTGACCAGCCCGAACCAGTTAGGCCTGAGGCCGAGGCCAATCCCGAAACCGAAGGGGCGACCCCTGAACCACCGCCACCCGTTGACCCCCCCGATCTCCCGCCTGCTGGCGGGAGAGTTGTTTCTGGGCGCCGCAGTGCAATGCGTGTGCTCTCCCAACGCAGGAATTAATCATGGCTATCACCCTGGAACAAGCGCAGGGCCAGCTCCAAGCCTGGCTCGATGCGAGCATGAAGGTCAGCCAGAAGCAAAGCTACCGGATCGGCACCCGCCAGCTGGAGTACGCTGACCTTGCCGAGATCACCAAAACGATCGA